ATACAACCTCCGCTGTACTAGTTCAGGATCAACTGTTGGCATAATAGACACCAACTTATCGAGTGGATTACCCTCAAGGGCAACACCACTGATGTCATTTTTGGCTAGCCAGTCACACGCAGCCTTAAGGTCTTGTGTGGTAGCTTCACCAGATTTGATGCGAGAGAGGAATTCAGACGTAACAAGGTTGTGAAGCTCGTTAAACTGATCCTCTGTTGCTTTCTTTTTAGTCATGTCGCATAAGGATACGATCTAGTTTCTCGTCTAAACGGTTCATGCCAGTATCAATCTTGGTCAACGCACGTTCAAAGTCAACTTTAGCAACGTAGTTACTAACAATCTTGACTTCAAAGTTATCAATACGATTGTCCATGCAGTTGATACGCTCATGTACGCGGTTAATTCGAGAGTGTATTCTATTTGTTACTGCTGCAACACCAGCAGTTAAAGCCACAGCGGCTGAAAGTAATGCTTCAATCATGTTTGTTGTAAAGGACGGAAAGTCATGTACCAACCAGAACCACTACCTTCTACTTCCCAGCGTGGTAGCCAATTCTTCCAACTATAACGTACATCTTTACCACCTTTGCCGATGGTCACATAACCACCGTTGACATTATCCATTTCACCGTAAGGATCGTGAAAAATACCTGAGGTTGCATTAGCACCAATAAGAAGCATCCAATGACCACCACCTCTTGGTGCTGAGACGTGGCCTTTATGCAGAATACCTGTTGCTACAGGATACCCGCTGTTAAGTTCATGGAGAAGAGTATCTTTAGTACCTTTCTGGGAAAAAGTAGCAAGAATTCCATACTGCTTACAGGCTTTTAGATGGGCGGTGTATTCAGTTGTGTCGCCGTATTTAAGGACAGTCCTTAGATAATCATCATCTGCATTACTACCTTTTAAGGCATCAGGACGGAGATACTTGATTGCCATAGCACATGTAGAGCTAAAACACATCCGATCTCCGTGACCTGTTGCGCTATCAGTTTGCGGGTAGTACTGCCTTACGTTAAGCAGTACCATGATGATTACTTAGGAAACAAACCGTTTTCAATAAATTCGACAGCTTTATCGTCGATAGTGTTGTCGGTAGATTCAGACAGTTTCTTAAGAAGTTCAACGATCAGACGCTTCACTTGGGTAGAACCCAGGAAGGTAAAAAGAATAGGACGGATAAGTGCGATCATTGTTTTAAAAAGGGGTAAAGGTTTATTCAGGCTCATCCGCAGGAAGCGGTTCGTTGCCTTCTGCTAGCCATTCAAGGTACTCCTGGTAGTCGGTGTTGGCTGGGTCGAAAGGGATATAAGTCATAGTTTCTACTTTAATCACTGATGATTGATTACCAGAAGAATTTAATTGGTTTAATTTATACATTGTCATGGTCAAAGCTCCGCAGATATTTGTAAAGATCCTGTTGTGTTTACGTTAAACATCCTAACCGCAGCATTAACAGTCAACGAGGATCCTGTCATGTTTACTGTAACCATATTGGGAGCAGATACGTCTAAAGCCAATGCGCTGGGTGCTACATCAGTATTATTTCTACTATATCTAAAATCACTTGCAGAACCGCCAAAAGTTAAACTAGGCGCTGCTCTCATTGTAACTGGAAGCCGATGTGGAATATACGCAGTGGTGCTAGTGTTAGCACCTCCTGTAGACATGGTATCGTATGCTCCGTTTGAACCACCTAGTAAGGTAAAATACCGCTGACACCTCGCCAGTTCGTCACCATAACTTCTGTGCTCAAACGGGGTGGCGACACTGCCGACTTCTAGTTGGACGCCAGTGATGTAGAAGGTTGCACCAGTTGTCGCAATTAAATCAGTCTGTCCAACTGCTCCCAACTTGTTGCCGCTTTGCCAAGAACCGTTAGATGCCGCCTTGGAGGTACTGCCACATCCGAGCGAGAAAATGAGGTTGATGCCATAACTGTTATCTGTGTACCAAGTGCCAGTAGTATCGCCAGCAACGGTTACTGTTTTGTATTCCCAGGTGTCAGCGGCGTTGATTGTGTAGGTTGTCCAGTAGGAACGATTAAAAGCACTATTTCTAAACCCAACCCCGTAATCGCCGGTTGCGCTGGAGCGCACCCAGAAAGAAACAGTAAACGATTTTGCGCTTGCCGTTCCAAAATTTAGGTCGGCAAAATTGTATCCTTCAACGTACTGCTGGATGCTGAAATAACTAGCAGCAGCTACTGCTGCACCAGTGGAAACAGTGG